TTAACCGGTTTTGCTGTCCACCTGCTGTCTGGCAGCTCTCAGTCGGCGCTGCTCGAACCGCTGCCTTTCGGCCTTCATGTGCTCACTCATCCGCTGCGGAAGTGCGTCCAATTCCTCGTCCCACAGATGCCCGTAGATATCGAGCGTCATTGCTGCTGATCGGTGCCCAAGCATCCGTTGGACTGTCTTCACGTTCGCCCCGGAATGAATGGCGAGCGACGCGGCCGTATGTCTCAATTCGTACGTATCCAAATCGTCAAGTCCCGCCTCCTCGACCGCCCTTTCCCAGATCGTTCGCCATCGAGGCAACGTCCAACCACGACCATCTGGCATCCGCAACAACCACTCACCTCGTTCGCGGCCCTCGGCTTGGTTCTCAAGGTCGAGAAGTAGGTCGCCACCGACTGGCACGTCGCGATGGCGGCGAGTTTTGGTGTCGTCTGCACCACCTTGCGCATCGACATCCCGCGATACACGGCATCGCCCGCGCATGGAATCGAGATCCCCGACCTGAAACCCGAATGCCTCACCTGGTCGAACCCCCGTCTGAACAAGAGTGTCTACAACAAGTTGAGCCTCCAAGTGAGGCATCGCCGCACGCAAGCGATCGAGTTCCATCACCGAAACGTATCGACGCTGCGATTCGCGCTGCTTCGGCGCATCTTTCATCTTTATGGGATTCGACAGGATAATTCGCTCCTCGACCGCAGTCCCCAGAATTCCATGTAGAACGATCATCACTTTGCGCAGTGAAGATTCACCGAGAGGTAGCGCGTTGCCATCCTTGTCTTTATATCGGCCAGTGATCGTCGGCAACCAAGTAGCGACTGCAGCTCTCGAGATATCAGCACATGCAGTTTCGCCCCATCTCGGTTCGATATGTTTCCATGCTGCCTGATAACCGTCGCGGAGGGATTTCGATTTCGCAGCTTTAGTGCCCCACCAGATTGGCCACACGTCAACCAAAGTAATTTCCCGCTTGGACTTATCGATATAGGTTCCATCAGCTTGCTCGGTGACCGTTCTCGAAAGGAATGCCTCGGCAGCGTTCTTACCCTCGAACGCCCTTGAGACGCGCCGGCCATTTTCATCCCATCGAGCTAACCAGCGTTTGCCACTCCCCCAGCGTTCAGTGCGAATCTTCTTGTATTTGACGTTGCCTTGTTCGTCGTGGCCGTCGGGAACCTTCTTCATCCACTGGTCGTATACCTGCGCCATTACCGCGGTCCGATCATTTCAGCTTCGGCGGCTTCGATGATCTGGCCCAGGTCGACGCCGAGGGCCCGTGCAATTTTCCCTAGCTGTTCGACGTCTATTGCATAGTCCCCCTTCTCAATTTTGGTGAGCGTTGATCGGGCGATCTCCGATGAAGCCGCCAGTGCGGCCTGCGTCATGCCCCGCTTCGCCCTGAGCCCTCGGATCTCTGCCGCAATGTGCGCTGTGAACTGTCCTGCCTGCCTCGCATTGGTTGCCATATGGAACATGGTACCTCAAAGTACGGTCCAACGGAACGTACATAGATGTAATTATCGGCTTGCAATATGTTCCAAGTACGGTCTATCGTATTCCACATGGAACCCAGTGAGTACACAAAGCAAGTATCAAGTGTTGTTAAAGAACTCATCGACGCGTCAGACAAGACGCAGCGTGACATCGCCAACGAAACTGGCATCGCCCTCGTCACCCTCAATCGAAAGCTCAACGGTGTGTATCCCTTTGACACAACCGAGCTTTGGCTCATCGCGTCGTGCCTCGGGGTCTCTGTCAGCGAATTGGTTCGCCCCGATGTCGCTCGGATCGCCGCTTGAATACCAAGGGGTTGGCCAGTCTAGAGCGACTGCTCACTTATGACGAGGCCGGCGAAATTCTCGGCATCTCAGCGAAAGCTATGTCCGATTTGGCTAGGCGCGGCGAGATTTCCAGGGTGGTCCTCTCTGAGCGGAAGCACCGCATTCACCCGGACGACCTCGCCGCCTACATACACAAGCGCCGCCGGATCGCCTCATGAAAAAGCCGCCATCTGCGCGAACAGATGACGGCCAACCAACCCTCACCACTACGTAAGGAATGCAATGACTGATACTACGCCACACAGTAAGCACAATGCAGCAATTGATCACCTGCTCTCGCTGGCTCTCGACCCGGGCAGCTCAGGCACCTTCCATGCCGCACTTGAGCTGATCCGTTCCGCCCCGGCCGATTCTTTGGAGATCGATCCATCCGGCACGGCCCACGAGCTCCTCGGCCTAGGCGTGCAACTGCAAGATCGCACACGCCATGACGCCCGAAATCGCCACCCCGCGGGTGAGGGGCTACCCAACCCCCTTACTCGCGAGGACGTCAAATCGGCGGTCACTGAAGCTCTCGAGTCCGTGACAGTCAAAACTATCCGGGAACCGCTCGGCCGCACGTACAACATCTCGACCGTGACGAAGTCAGCGATCAGCGAAGAAAACGCGGCAAGGGTTGCACGAGTGGCCTCAGTGAACGAAGCGCAACAGTCGCAGCGTGCCGCCCGTGACCGCCACCCCGCAGGCAAGGGGCTCTCACCGTCTGCCACCCGTAATGCGCAAAATGCTTTCGTGGCGGGCCACCTGATGGGCCTGTCCTTTTCACCCGATCAGGCGACCCGCGAAGCTGCCCTAGCTCTCGCTGCGGCGCTTCCGATTCTCGACCTCGAGCTGACCGATCGCGCCAAAGATCTGAGTCAATGCAATATTGAGAATCTCGGCATCCGGCTCGCCGCGCCTGACCATGTTGTTGATGCTCTGGATCGCGTGACGAGTGACGACAGCATTGTCCGGCAGGTTATCCGGAATCTCCTTCACGAAACTTCTCCTTCTGTTGATGGTTGTGGTGATCCCACAGTAGGAGAGGCCGAATCCGTCGGGGACGCCTCGGTGTCCTCGACGGACAAGGTCGACGATCCAGAGATCTTGGCGCGCTATGACCGAGCGCTGAACATGATCGCCATCAGCGTCGACGGCGAGGACGACGTCTACTTCCCGCGTGACGACGCATTCAGCTTCATGGATGACATCGCCCGGGCGCTCGAGGTTCAGGCCAAGTTGGGCGGTGCAGCATGAGCGTCATCGATCTCCTGACATACGAGACTGGCGCCCAGTTTCGCGTCTTCGGTTCAGCCAATGCGCCGACGTTCCCCCTCGCTGACGCCTGCATGATTCTCGATCTGTCGAACTCCCGAATGGCAGCCAAGCAGCTGAATGAAGCTGATGTAAGTACTACTTACATCAGCTCGGGTGGACAGCGTCGGCAGATCACTGTCGTCAACGAGTCCGGCCTCTACGAACTCATCTTCCAGAGCCGGAAGCCTGAGGCGAAGAAGTTCCGCCGGTGGATCACCGCAGAGGTGCTGCCCTCAATCCGCAAGACCGGCTCTTACTCGACGGCCCCAGCGCTAGATCCGTCGACTCCCGCCGGCATCCTCGCGATGGCAGAACAGTTCGCGTCCACGGCGCGCCAGCTCGTGCTCGAGTCCGAAGCCCGTCAACAGCTGGAGGCGGCGGTCGAACGTCAGGCGCCGCTTGTCGCAAAGGCGGAAGCGCACTCGGCGTCGACGAAGGCGATCCACCGTCAGGAGTTCGCGCGTGAAGTCCAGGGCTGGGCACAACGAATCCACGGCATCCGCATCCTCCAGACTCATGTGTTCGCTTTCCTGGCCTACAAGGGAATGACGGTCGGTGGAAACCGCTCCGACAGTGGGCATGCCACGTCCCATGCCATCGAGGCAGGTTGGGCCTGGACCGACAAGGGCGAAGCGGAGAACGGGCATCGTTACGCCACAACCAAGCTGGAGCCCAAGGGTCAAGATCTCGCCTGGAAGTGGATCACGAAGTACGTCGCCGAGAACGGCACCCTCGAACTCCCTCGCGAGATTGGACCCGCAGCATGAGTAGGTACCTGTACCGCGTCGTCGTCACGAAGATGCCCGAAGGCTCTCACTGGGAATCCGAGACGCCGGACGGTGAGCTGATCGGCGGACCTGTCGAGGGTTGGGCGCCGGCCGGATGGAAGCCCGAAGGCCGCTACGTCGAAATGCTGGGCACAACGGACTTCGTGTGGCCGGTGTGGATGCACCGGGAATGGAAGTCTCGTTCCGCAGCAAACAAGCGTGCAAAGTTGCTGCGCAGCTTCGGCGCTGAGTGCGTCGTTCAGCGCTCGTCATTGATCACCTGGCCAGAATTGGAGGCTGCAACATGAGTGAGTTCAATCGACAGTTTGCGATCTGGCTTCCCAGTGGGAGTTTGTTCAATGTTCCTGAGCCGGAGCCGTCGCCGTTCACCTTCTTCGGGCGCTCTCAGTCTCAGCATCAGCCACGGGTGATGGTGTTCGAGACCGAGGAGGACGCGAAGCGTGTTCTGACGCAGCTCCAGAACGAAGCATCGAAGGTTGGCGTGCTGAACTTGGGCGCTTCGATTGTCTCCCGCGTCGTCGGACCCTGGGCGGATCCCGACCTGACCGGATTCATGACAGCAGTCGAAGAGCACGCGAACGGGGAATCGTCGTGACCCTCATCTTCAACGGACTCCCGGTCGAGTCCTTGGACCGCGTGAAGCCTGCCCAGAAGTCCGATCGTGAGTACGGCGGATTCTTCCGAATCGAATATGTCGGCGGTGGAACCGATTCCGCGTACGGCGACGAGTTGCACGTCCTCCCGACGTAACCCAATGACTCCGGTGGCGTCACCACTGTAGGACCGTGCCGGTCCAGATGGCCGGCAACCCGACGCCACCGGCCCAAACTTCCCGCATTCCCATTTCTCCTGCGAAGGACATTTTGTGATGACGCATACCCAAAACACGCCGCTCGACGTCGTGAAGAACCCGGATCCGAAGGATTTTTGGATCAACCATCCAGAGGCGCAGCGCGCGGAACCTCGCCGCGTCGGTAGCCACCGCGCCGCGCAGCTCGAGCCCGCGCCGAAGTTGCAGTGGTGGAAGTACCTGATCGCAGTCGTCTTGACGATCGTCATCCTCAACGGCCTCGTGTTCCTCGGCGCGTACACACCTTTCGGTGGTGGGGTCCGATGAGCGAATCGACCGTCAAGTACCTGTTACTCAACCCATTCGGTTTCACGAAGCGATCGTTCACAACCGCCGACGAACTTGAAGCCCACATCGTTAACCGCTTCGGCGGAACAGATCCCGAGTCGATGCGTGGCCACACCGGCGTACGTCGCACCCACCGAACCGAGTCAAACCAGGAGGTGGCATGACCAAGGTCGTGCTCTATTCCAAGAACGACAAGCTCATCAAGTCCATGCGAGAGGCGTTCGGCGAGAAGAATCTCACCGTCCATGAAACGACGAAACTACCCGCAGCGGCAGATCTCGTCATCTCCACCGCCGGCACGAACACCAAGGATGAGTGGACCGCAGCGCGACACGGCTGCATGGTGGCAGTCCTTCCGGAAGCTCTCGACTACGTGATTGATCGGGCAAACGCCAAGGGCAACTTCGTCATTATCGGTGCGGATCGAGGCAAGTCGTGACTCGTCCACCATGGCAATGGTTGCCCGAAATGCAGACCGACGAGTCCAAGGCAGCGGTTCAGGCGTGGGTTGACAAGAAGATGGTCGCCGGAGCCGTGATCGACGCCCACGACCCGGAGTTCCTCTTCTGTCTCGACAAGGTCGACATCATCAGCCGCTACCAACTCTTGCTGCAGCAGTCGCGATCTCGCGAGGAATCGACCCGCGTGCATCACGAGATCGAGATCCGGCGGCTCAAATCGACGGTCGAGAAGGCAGCCCGCTGGTGGGACCACTGCCTGAAGCTTCGTCACGGCGGACGCAAGACAGCAAATCTCGCCGACATGAATCCATCAGAGAAAGAGCTGAAATGACTGACCCGCTGCAGGATCCGGTCAACAGCCCGGACTGGCACGAGCAGGAGATCGGCGAACAGATCGATCACGCCTACGAAGCCGAGGCAGGCAAATGAACTCATCACTGAATACGTGGATCTGCCCGAGAGTCACGTGCCCATCCAAGACCCGCTCCGCAAACTGCAAGCCCGCCGGATGCTTCGGCGAAACCCTCGACCGCCGAGAACTCAACGCGCACGCCCGATCACAGGAAAACAGGAGCAAGTCATGACGTCGAGGGAAGTAACCGTCAAAGCCGCACCGGGCTCGCCGGAGTGGCTGAAGATGATCACGGCGTCGAAGATACCGAGCATCCTCGGGATCTCCCGCTTTAAGTCCCAATTCACGCTCTGGCACGAGATGGCGACAGACGAGGATGGCCGGCCACTGCTCGAACCCACTCCGATCAGCAAGGCCCAACAAGACGATTTCGACTACGGGCATGCGGCCGAACTGGCAGCCGCCGAGTACTGGCGATACAAGAATCCAGGATGGGTCGTCTCACGCGGTGAAGTGCAGTACACCGATGACGCGCTCGAGTTCAGCAACGCTGCCACGATCGACGGCCGAGCATCGCGTGGATCCTGGCGACGAATCGTCGAGATCAAGACAGCCCGCGACCTCGCCGAGTGGGGCGACGACGGTTCCGGTGAAGTGCCACAGGACTATGCCGCGCAGGTGATCTGGCAGCAACTCATCACAGGCTGGCATGATCCCGCCAACATCGTGTTGTGGCCGCAGTACGGCAAGCCGAAGATCTACGTCATCGAATACGACGCACAACTCGCCGCCGCGATCCTCGGGATCGTTCGCGAGTGGAACGCCAGCCTGGCCGCCGGTGAACCACCCGAACTCGACGACACGATCAGCACCTACGCGACGGTTCGGCGCCTGCATCCCGAGGTCGATGACCGAGAGGTTCAGCTCGATCCCGACCTCGCCGCCGACTACCTGACCGCAGTCGCCGACGACAAAGAGATCACGAAGCGACTGCGGGGGTTGAAGACTCGCGTCCTCGACGTCATGGGCAACGCACAGACCGCAGTCGTCATCGATCTCAAGATCGCCACACGGACACCCGGCCGCGGCGACTCAATCTCGCTCCGCTCCAACACCAAGGCCGATCCGGCCACGATCGAAGGGATCTCAGCATGACCACCGAAATCGAGCACTACGAAGCACAGTCCGTCGTTCTGCCCGTCGAGCCGCAGACGGCCATCGGGCAACTGATGCAGCACGCCGAGGCGATGGACGCAGCGTTCAGCCTGGCCGAGAAGATGTGCAACACCTCGCTCGTCCCGTCGATCTACCGCGGCAAGGCCAATGACGGAACCGCTGCCATCCTCTACGGCGCCGAACTGGGACTGAACCCCATCCAGTCGTTGCAGCAGATCTTCGTCGTCCACGGAATGCCGGCCATCTATGCCCGAACCATGGTGGCGTTGATGAAGTCCAAGGGTCACAAGGTGTGGACCGAGGAATCGACCGACGAGTCCGTGACGGTGTCCGCGCAGCGCCACAACGAGTCTCACGTCGAGACGAGCACGTGGACGATGGAGCGTGCTGAGCGTGCGGGCTATGTTCCCACGATCGACGAGAAGACCGGCAAGTTCGCACTCAACGGCAATGGCAAGTTGATCGGAAATGAGAAGTACCTCAAGGATCCTCAGGCGATGCTCTACGCGAAGGCCGCATCCGAGGTCTGCCGCAAGATCGCACCGGACATCCTGCTCGGCATCGCGTACACCCGCGAGGAGCTCGAGCTCGAGGAAGCCGCGAACCCGACGCGGGTCAAGTCCGAACGCGTCGCGGCGCCGAAGGGCGGCACGGCCGGGCTGGCCGCGAAGCTCGGTGTGAAGACCGAGCCGGAGCCGGAGTCGGTCGATGCGGTTGACCCGCCCGCTTCCGATGCTGAGATCAAGGCGTTGGTCGATGGCCTGGCAGAGGGTGGGATTACGGACCCGGAAGAGGCCATCGCATTCCTACGCGGCCGAACGCGTCCCGAGATCGAGAAGTCGAAGGATCTCACCAGCGCTGAGGTTGCCGCAGTCCTGGACTTCATGACCAACGGCGAGCCCGCGTAACCCAACCCGCAACAGGCTCGGGCCGTCTCTTCGGCGGCGGCCCGGGCGAGCAAGGTGAGAACTGAACCATGACGGCAGAGCCAGCGATCGAGTTCGAGGACGGGCAGCAGTCGGTCGATCGGTTCGTCTGGGAGGGCATCGTCCGACGTGTCAGCATGCCCTCGGGCGCGAAGTATCTGGCGCTGATGTTGGCGACGTTTTCGGACAGTGACGGGTCGCGAATTTATCCCGGCGTCGACCATTTGGGTCGGGTGCTGGAGGTGTCGAATCGGACGGTGATTCGGAACATGTCGTGGCTTCGGGAGAACGGTTTCGTGACTCGTTCGAAGAAGGGGAATCGGTATCAGAAGTTGGCGGACGAGTACCAATTGACGGTTCCGCCAGACGTTCTCGATCGGCTTGTTCTGGATCCTGATGGCGCAGAGTCTAAGTGACATGGGTGTCACCTAGAGATTGTTTCCACAGGCTGTGGATAGAGGTTCGAAATCCTGTGGATAACTACCGATTTCAGAAAACAGACCGAAAAGTCTAAGTGACATTTGGAACAAGTCTAAGTGACATTTCGCAGAGTCTAAGTGACATTTCGAGCAAGTCTAAGTGACACCCATGTCACCCCACCATATTTACCAACCCATAAACACCAACCACATACCAATCCTTCTGGTTGCTCTAGGTGAGTACCTCACTTGTGGATGTGGATGAACGAAGGAAAATCGATGTCGGCATTGGGTACCAAAAAGCGCGACGTGTTCGCGGACGCAAAACGGAACTTCGACCACATGGTCACTGAGCACGCGATGACGATCCTTCGGGACGACGAGCTGTACCGGCACATCCGTTGCCGGCGCCCAGGGACGAGCCTCTGCGGCTGGGATCTGATCACCTGGCCCGGCCACCTCGTCGTCACCGGTGACGTGGAGAGCTTCCACTTCGCTCGCGAGGCGGACATGTTCGGATTCTTCGAAATGTGCGGCAACGAGCACGGCATCAACCCGGACTACTGGGGCGAGAAGATTCAGGGCAGCGCAAAATGGCGAACCCACTCGCCCGAGCTGTTCACCCAGCTCGTCGTCGAACACTTCTGGGAGCGCCGACACAGCTACGAAGGCGACACCGCGGCGCTGTGGCGAGCGATCCGCGAGGACGTCCTGATCCACGCCGAGTACGCGGTGGCCGCACGGGATGCGCTGATGAGCTTCCAGCATTGGGATCGGCAGGCCGGCACATTCGAGTTCTCCGACGCCTGGGAGTGGAGCTTCCTCGACGCCGACTGGCACTACCTGCGATCGCTGCACGCGATCGTCTTGGGCATCCGAAAGTACCGGGCAGCGAAGGCGGAATCGTGAGAACCGTCCTCGGGATCGATCCCGGAGCACGCGCAACGGGGCTCTGCGTCCTCTCAGGCGACCAAATCGTCGCCCACCAGACCGTCACCTCAGAAGGGGAGATATTTCCCGCAGAACGGCGCTACGTCCTCGCAGTCCTCGAAGCCGGCGCGGCCCTCTTGCAAATCCACGACATCGACCTCATCGCCGTCGAAACCATCACCCGACCCAGCTGGCACATGAAAGGCCGCGCCGCAGTCGACCCCACCGCACTGCTCGCCACCGCCGAAGTGCTCGGCGCAGTCCTCGGAGTCGACTGGCCCGTCAACGTCACCCAAATCCGACCGAACAAAAACGGCTCACAACCACTCGGCACCTACCCCGGCGAGCTCGTCTCACCCGGAGAACGACGCAAGTCCGGATGGGAAGCACGAATCGGAGGCGGCCAACTCAGACACGCACGGTCCGCCTACGACGTCGCACGACTCGCAACCAAACTCGCCCGCAGAAACGCACTGACGGAAGGCAACTCATGACGCGCACGCACACCCCGCCTCACCACAATCCCGTGACGGGTAAGACCAGGATCACCGTGCAGCGCGCCTGCAACCGCTGCGGCCGAGACCTCGGTGACGCCACCGAAAAAGAACTCGCCGCCTGCGTGAATGGCACGCCCCTTCCCGACGTGCACGACGAATGCAGATGTGACTCCTCGCCGGTTGTCCCTGCCCACACCGAAACCGGACCGTGGCAGGACATCTCAGAGGCTCCGAAGCATCTCCCCCTGATTGACCGAGTTGGCGACAAATGGACGTACGACGGCGACAACTGGATCACTCCCGAAACGGCAATCCTCCCGGTTTTGTACATCAACCGGAAGTACGCCCCGTTCGTTGCGGCCGAGGAGGGGTGAGCATGAGCGAGCACATCCTGCGCGTCACCCGCGCAGCAGGCGACGAACACGAAGCTGAATACGGAATGGTCTGCCAGGCAGCCAAACCCAAGGACTGCATCGTCTGGTGGGAATGCGCGGAATGCGAAAAGCTGACCGGGGACGATTACGAGAACTTCACAGAACGACTCTACGAAGACGGCGAGTCGGAGGTGCACGGACTTACGCACCAGATGATCGACGGATCGATCATGCATATAGGCAGCGGGTGCGTTACTCAGCATTTGGAAGTCGAGTACGACTTCGACCCTGAAGGGTTGCCGGTGGGCAACCACCCCGTGAGCTACGACTGCGACGAGGGGTACGTCTATGTCACCCTCGCGCCCGAGGTGTCCTCGTGACTGGGGTGGATGCTGAGCAGCTGGACCTATTACCACCAGCCAAGGCTTCGAAAATCACTGAGCGCGACATGCTCGACCTACTGAATGCCCGCTACCACAAGGACCATGCAAACGGACCTCGCTATGTCGGTGCCGAGCACGTCCGCTCACACGCAGGGTTCGGTGCCCAACGCACCGCCGACTACATGGCCATGGATCTGTGGCCAGGCGTGCCGTACGGCTCGAAGATCGCCCTGCACGGACACGAGGTGAAGGTCTCGCGCTCGGACTGGTTGACGGAGTTGAAAACCCCGGAGAAGGCCGAGGAGTTCAAGCGATACATGGATTACTGGTGGCTGGTCGTATCCGATCCAGCGATCGTGAAACCAGGTGAGCTACCCGCGGGGTGGGGACTGATGGTCAAGTCCGGCAATGCGATTCGAGTGAAGAAGGCGGCACCGAAACTGGACCCGTTGCCTATGCCGAAGCCATTGATGGCGTGCCTACTGCGCGCCGTATCCAAGACCGCGAAACGAGAGGCAGAGTGATGGATGTTGAGCACACGAAAGCGCGCCTGTCAGATCTGCGGACACAGCTCGACGTTTGCAAAGTCCACCGGATCACTCCAGGGCCTAACTCGATGGAGTCTGCGCTCACGGCAGCCGAGGCCCTGGTTGCGGCTGTCGAGCGAGTCCAAGCACTGCACATCCCAGGTCCAGCCCCGTCAAGCAGCAAGTACTGCTGCGAATGCGCCGACCTCTACCCCTGCAACACCATCCGAGCATTGGAAATCAAATGAGCGCTGACATTGAAGCCATCGCGAAAGCGTGGATGGCACACCAGGGTTACAGCCCCGATGACATCGAGGTTGCGGAAACTGACACGCACGAAGCTCGTGGTTGCGAGTTCAATGGCACGTCCTGGTGCTGCTTCGACGAGTACGGCAATTCGAATCATCCGGCCTGGGATGTTCTCGAAGAGGCCACCGAAATGGCGCGAGTCGCAATCGAAGCACTAGGCCAGTCGCATGTCATCTTGGCCAAGGAGAAGGCGGAACTTCGTTACTACTTCTGCGGGCATCCCGCGTGGTCGGACCCGCTGATGTTGTGGCCGCCGACACTTGAACGTGCACGTCAGCACTACCAGGACAGTCCACACCCGAATGCCTGGGTTGGCAGCAGCATTGAACAGCAGGGGCTCGATGTGGTCTTCCCGAAGCGTGCAGAGGTGTCGTCGTGAGCGATACCGTCGTCGCACACTTCGACATGGTCGCTGCATGCGAGTACGGACCCTCGGGGTGGTGCACGAACGGCCGGCACGAAAAGTGCGCCCACCGCGTCGGTGGACCACAAGAGGCCGGCGTCAGATCACCCGAGTGCTACGTGACGATCGGCAACAAACCCAACGGAAAGACCGCCGTTCCGGCCGGATGGCCGACAGTGATTCGTCCGTCCCACATCTGGCGCTGCCCATGCGAATGCCACAGTGCACCCGTCGACCACGAACCCAAGGACCTGCTTGAACTGTTAGCGATGGGACTGACATGACCGAATACTTCCACCTACCCACCAAAGAACGGCAAGCCCTCGTCGCAGCCCTCAACGAAGTGCCAGAGACCGTCGAAAACCTCGCCCGATCCATGACCATCGGACTACGAGCCCAAACCTTCGAACCGAAAGTCGCCACAGGAGAACGACCACAACCACTACCATTCACCGCCGACGCAGACGAAGCCGCCGAAGACCTACGCCAAGAACTACTCCGATGGGTCTCATGGCTCTGCGAGATCCGCCGAATCACCCACCCTCGCACCGACATCATCCCGCTCGCGCGATTCCTCACACAAAACATCCTGATCCTCGCAGTCACACCCGGATCCGAAACCGCCTACACATCAATCTCAGCCGAAATCAAAGCGGCACAACGCGCATCAGGCATCAGCATCACCACCAAACCAAGATGGGACGAAACCAAACTCGCAGCAGCACGCGCCCAAAAACTCAGCGCCAGCGGCATCGCAACCCTCGCAACCGAACTCGAAATCACCGGACTCACACGCAAACGCGTCAACAACCTCAAAACACTCGGCCACATCAACCCAGTGCAGACATACATCCGAGGACGCATCCCCATCTACATCGTCGGCGAAGTCCTCGACGCACACGCCGACGTGGAACAACACGGCATGACCTGTGCGTAGCCAGGCAAGTGTTAGGCTAGGCGCGTTGGCGCGAGTAGTGGATGAAAGTCCACCTCGCGCCTTTGTCGTTCAGGGGTGCGAATGGAACATCAATTTCTTGCAAAACAGTCAAGAAACACTCACGTGTTGGTAAAGTATCGGCGGGCGGGGTTTTAGGTTGGTTCCTTTCCCCCGCCCGCCCGCCCGGTCCTGCATTCCTCCTGGCAGAGGTGGACCGGGCGTTCTTTTTCCTCAACTCTTGCCACAATCGCGCCTGGGCTCGTTGCAGCACCCACGCACAACAGCGTCGGAGGACTCCGAGTCCAGGCGGTTCAAACTTCCGCCCAGGTCAAAGTCACCGCACCTCACCGTGTCCCGGGAGGTACACCGGAATCCAAGCAATCACCATGGCGTTTCAAGCGCGCCGAGAAGCTGCCCGGGCGGACCCATCCTCACGAGACAACTACACAGGAGGCGGCCACCATGCCAGTTCTGAACGCGATACTCCGCGATCGATACACCTGGAAATACCACACGGTGGCCGTGGGCATCTCACTGTCGATCTTCCTCTTCGCACTAATCCCCGGCGTCAGCACGACCATGGTGCTTCCCACCGTCGCCGCCTTCCTCATCGTCGGCATCGTCCTTTTCTGGACGTCCCCCGACACATACCGACACCGAGGAGTTACCCATGCTGATGGAGCTGATCGAGTCGAGCCTGATCGCGTGGGCACTGTTCAAGTTCTGGATCCTCGGATGGAGATAGCGACGACCGCGAGCGCGCTATTCGAGCAGCGGATCGCACGCGGGGCAGCTCGGCGCAACGGCATGGGCGTCCCGGTCGTGTCCAGCCCAACCAGGCGGAGCGCCACGGCAGTAAGCGCGCGAGAACGTGAAGCGCGAAGGCTGTGTGCACCCACCAAGGCTGACCCGTACATCGAACGCCACACGCCCCAGTGGCATGAGGTCAAACGCATCCTCGGTCCCCGCGTCCGACTCATCCGCATCGGATCGGTGCGCCAGATCAATGGACGCTGGCTCAAGGCTGATCAGTTCGTCATCGATGAGTCCGGTTGGCCAGCACGGGACGGCGCAGATGGGATTAAGACCCAGTCGGTCCGCATCCGAATCCCGCGCGACTCATGGCTGCGCAAGGACTTCAAACACCTGAAGGGGTGAACGGATGGCACCCGAAGCGCGCATCAACGTTCACGCTGGCACACCGATCACAGGCGGATGGTGCGAGGTATGCCAACTTCCCTCACTCATCACCGTGCCCGCACTGACCATCGATGATGAAGGTGTCAACGTCGTCGGCCACATCAAGATCTGCGACGAACACGAGTTGATCGACGATGGCGACTAAGACCACCACCGAACGCGGACTCGGCTGGGAGCACCAGAAGAACGCTGAACGACTGCTACGCAACCACATCGACGGCACACCATGCTGGTGGTGCGCCGAACCCATGTACCGCGACGCCGAACAGAACTTCGACGGCAAGACACTCAACGCCGATCACTCGGTTGCCCGCGCCCACGGCGGAACCAAGGCCGATCAACTACTCCACGACAAGTGCAACAAAGCCCGAGGCAAGGGCGACCGTGACCACCTCCGGCCTGCCCTTACCGGCATGCCCGTCGAGGACGGGGCAACCGCCGAGGCTGCCCTCGGTACCCGAGTCATGCCCTGGCCGTAACCACTACCAACAGGATGCACAATGACCGCACTGAGAACCCCGATGCCTTGGCAAGATGCCGCACTGAACGCGATCGAACTAGGAACACTCAGTGCGATCTCCGCACCGAGACCAAGCGGCAAGACCGAGCTGATGATCGAAGTAGCCCGACGTACCGCCGCCCATGGAGGGCGGGTGCTGTACCTGACACGCGGTGAGCCCCTGGCCGGCAACTGCTGGAGCCGTCTGGTCGAACCGCTACGTCAGCACTGTCCCGAAGTGATCGCGAGAGCTACGCGCTCGGCAGGTCGCCACGGTGTCACGCTGATCGACAACGGCGAGGTTCGCTTCCTGTCCGTCGGCGCCAGCTCGCGCGGCGTCGCAGGCTTCGACCTCGCCATCTGCGACGACGTGGACACGAACGCATTCGCACATGCACAAATGATGGCCAACAAGGTCGTATGGGCAGGTTTGGGTAAACCCCCAAACGGTGTCCCCCACCTCCGCTTCGGAGCGAACCTGGGTGATGACCTCGACGACGAAGCAACATGGCTCAAGGCCAATCCGGGCATCGGCACGACGATCATGATCGGTCGGCTGCGCCAATGGCAGCGCACCATGCCCGCCGAAGTCTTCGCCCGTGAGGCACTCAACCTCGACCTCGGTGCCTCAGTGCGCGACCGCTTCGCACGCGCCACGCCCGCAGCGCCCTGACCTGCAGGTTTACACCGACACTAGACGCGGCATAACCGCAGGTCAGAGGCTTGCCCACCCCGCCCCCGAAATTATCGAGGGGGTGGGGGTCTCCTGACTGGCCGCCCTCAGTCAGGCTTTTTTTACAGGGCCCCAAAACGCTGTGCGCTCGCAGGCATCAGAGCGGTCATAGCTGACCTGGCGGTGCCCTTAAATCAAGCCAATTCGTGTGACTTGAAATTGGTGTTGACTGCGCCGACCAAACTGCGCCCGTCAGCCTCTTGCCTTGCAACGTGCTCCGGACGAACAACTGCCGCGACGAAGTACTGACCGTTACCGAGGGTCGCTAGGGTCGGGCGGCCGTACTCGGGTCCGGAGAGCTTGCCGAACCACCATGCCCATCTCTCACCTACGTCCCCATCCAGCGAGAGGGCGACTTGAATCCGCCCATCTGCAGTTGGTGAAGTGGTAACACCTGAGACTGTGACAGGGCGCCACTGCGACTGACTCATGCCGGGTCCAGGATGACGCCGCCCAGCGACTTCCAGTGTTCGACGAGAATGTCATCCGCTGGCTTCGCGAGAGCCTCGAGCAGATCATCGCGAGCTTCGTCGATCATCTTCTTTCTCTGGGCATCGATCTTCTCGTCCAGCGCACGTCCGGTCTCTTTCCATCCGGGCATGAGGTACTCCATGAGGTCAGTTCCCGGGAGTGAACTGCTGTCGCGAGACTTAATACCGAGCAACTCCACCAATCGATCCCGAGGATCGATGGCCGAGAGGGTAACGGCGATTCCTCTCGTGACTGCAGTGCCATTCCGAAGCGCTAAGCGAAGCGTCGTGGGATCCAGCTTGCGATCCGACGACTCCCAGGGAAGCTTTTCGAGTTCGATCCCGAACTTTTCTACGTCACGTTCAGAGAACTCTGACCATTCAAAATTCTGGTCAGGCTTAATCAGGTAGTACATACCGGCCTTTCGTTTTGTCGGGACCACGCAGCATATCTGGACAAGCCTCCAAATCAGGCTCTTGGGCCAACCGGTTTCCGGCGCAGCCCCGACGGAGGAGGGCGCAATGGTCGACGAAGTCGCTGAATTATGTCGCGCAGGACGCCAACTATTCGATTCGCTGCATATCGACGACGATCCGTACTCGTTAACGGTGCTGATCGTCGAAGCATGTCGAGTCAAGGACCGACTTGATCTTCTGAACCGCCTCAATTCCGGTGATGAGGACGTGTGGTTCGACCTCGTGGCCTCTCGCGGCTCTGATGACGTCCTCGAAATCAAGATCGACTCCGGACTGCAGGAGGCGCGTCAGTTGGCGTCGGTGCTGCGGCAGCTGCTCGCCGAGATCCGTCGTCTGAGAGGTGAGGGAACGGAGCCGAAGGAAGATGACGACCTCGCCGGTATTGTATGACGACTTTCCGACGCTGACGGGTCGCCAGGAACCGCACCATCTTTCGGTGTTCGACGGGTTGACGGACCGCGGTGACGCCGCGGTGTTGCTCGCCAGCCGTGTTCGAAAGACTCAGATGCCGTGGCAGCGCGATGCGATGCACGCAATCCTGTCAATGTCGCCGGACGGGCTGTGGACGCACCCGGATTGCTGCATCATCGTGCCCCGCCAGAACGGCAAGAGCCTGATTCTCGTCCTCCGATCGCTGTACGGCCTATTCGTGCTCGGCGAGCGAATCATCTACACCTCGCAACTCTGGCCGACGGCCGAAGATGCGTACAAGCGCCTGTGGTCGATCATCAAATCGCGGCCGTCGCTGAAAAAGCGGGTCGTGAAGAACACTTGCTCGCAAGGCAAGGGGTACATCGAGCTCGACAACGGCGCGAAGATCGTATTCTGCACCCGATCGAACGATTCTGGTCGAGGTTTCGACGAGGTCGACCTCGTGATCTACGACGAGGCGTACAACCTCACCGAAGGCGAGATCGCGGCACTCAGTTTCACTCAGATGGCGTCGCAGAACGCCCAAACGATCTACGCGTCGTCGGCAGTGAACCAGGAACAGCACCCGAATGGCGCTGTATTGGCAGCGGTCCGCTCGCGCGGCCTCGCCCGGGAAGAGGGTTTGTACTTCGCCGAGTGGATGGCTCCCGAGTCGATGCCTCGCGATGAGGAATCGACCTGGCAGTACTGCAATCCGTCGTACGGGGTGATTCAGAAGGCTCCGATGATTCGCAAACTTATGCGCGGATTCTCGACGCCGAAGGGCCGCAAGAGTTTCGACGTCGAGGCGCTGGGTCGAGGTGATTGGCCTGTCGAAGAGGTGTCGGTGAAGTGGTCACTGATCTCCGAATCTGAGTGGCTCGACCTGCATGATCCGGCGCCGGAGCTGGTTGGCCCGGTGGCTATCGGGATCGACCGGACGATGGACCGACAGTGGTGGGTGATCGCCGCGGCGCAACGCACCTCAGCCGGTCGAATTCATGTCGAGATCGGGTACTTCCGGTCGGGCAAGACGGCGGCGATCGTCGACCTGGTCGAGAAGGTCACGGACGCGTGGGATCCGTGCGCGGTCGCCACTGACGGTAAGTCGCCGGCCAAAACCCTCGAGCAGCCGTTGCTCGACATCGACGTGGAGCTGACCAAGACGACGACAGGTCAAATCGCAACGTCCTCCGATGGACTGATCGACGACGCGAAGGCGGGTGTGCTTAGCCACTCGAATCAGCCAGTACTCAACGACTCAGTAGAAGGCGCGGTCAAACGCGATCTGCCAGGCGGCGACTGGGTGCCGAACAAGCAAGGTACGGCGATGGTCGCGCCGATGCTGGCGGTTCAGATTGCCCGGTGGGCGCTATTGACGTTCGGATCCCGTGCCGCCGGGCCCGCAGCGCTTCCGGCATTCGAAAAGCGAGTGCAGGACGAAATTTCACACAGTTCGGTCAATGCGTTCGATGCTCTGACCGCAGCATTCTAAGGAGGTTGGCGTGGCTCAATCCAAGGCCGCCGCACCGGCACCCGAGATCGGACACATATCCGAGCATGCGACAGATATGCAGCTGTGGAATCAAGGCGAGCGTGTCCCGGAGCTCCAATGGCCACGGTCGATCGAGGTCTACTCGCGAATGCCGCGCGAAGACGGGCGTGCGGCATCGGTCCTGCAGGCAATCGGCCTACCGGTCCGACGTACGACGTGGCGACTTGCACAAAACGGCGCAAGCGACGAGGTAACCGACTTCGTTGCACTCAATTTGGGCCTCCCCCGAGAAGGTGCTGAACCTGGCGATATGCCGCGTCGGCGGGGACGGTTCTCGTGGGCGCAGCACCTCCGAAACGCGCTGCTCTCGCTGAAGTACGGGCATTCGTATTTCGAACAGGTCTACCGCTACGACGAAGAGACCGGGTTGATCATGCTTCACAAGCTCGCCCCGCGACCTTCGAGAACCATCAGCGACATCATGGTCGCCCCGGATGGCGGCTTGATCTCGATCAAACAGCACCCACCCACACAGGCAGGTCGAGTTGTACACGGGCTAAGAGGCGTGGAGATCCCGGTCTCGAAACTCGTTGCATACGTGCGTGATCCTGAGCCCGGGGACTGGATTGGTGAATCGATCCTTCGGCCCGCATACAAGCATTGGATTCTCAAAGACGAGTTCATGCGTGTGCAAGCTGGGACCGCGCGCCGTAACGGCATGGGTGTCCCCGTGGGAACCGCCTCGAAGTCCGACGACCAGAAGGAAGTCGATCACATGCGAGATCTGGCCTCGAACTACAAAGGCGGCGATCACTCCGGCGTGGGCTTGGCAAATGGCCAAACCCTCACGTTGGAAGGAGTCAAGGGAAACCTTCCGGATATGCAGCCGCCGATCAACTTTCACGACAAGTCGATCGCACTCGCCGCGCTGGCTCACTTCCTCAACCTCGACCGCGGAGGCTCTCATGCCCTCGCATCGGTTCAGGCTGATGTGTTCACGCAGTCCGTGCAGACCTATGCGGAGTCGATTCAGGACATCGCCAACGCGCACATCGTCGAAGACCTCGTGGATATCAATTTCGGCGAAAACGTTCCGGCTCCCCGAATCATTTTCGACGAGATCGGCTCTCAACAGGACGCGACCGCCGCAGCACTGGCGATCCTCGTGCAGAACGACCTACTCGAGCCAGACGAGGCGCTCCGGGTGACGTTGAGGCAGAAGTACCGGCTACCGGCTCCCGATCGGGACCCCTCGAAAAATGACGAAGGAGATTCCGAGTGAATCCATTGATCCGCGGCCGATCCAATTCGTCCAAGAAGCGAGATTGGTACCGCGTTACCAACGCCGCGGCCGACGAGCCCGCCGAGATCTTGATCTACGACTTCATCGGCGAAAGCTACTGGGGTGGAGTAACGGCGAGCGACTTCGTTCGAGATCTCGCCGCACTCGATACCGACGAGATCACCGTACGGATCAACTCGCCCGGGGGTGACGTCTTCGACGGCATCGCAATCCTGAACGCGCTACGCGGACACAAGGCAAAGATCACCACAGTGGTCGACGGACTGGCTGCCTCAGCGGCGTCGTTCATTGCGATGGCCGGCGACGAGGTTGTCATGTCGCGGAACTCGGAGATGATGATCCACGACGCCTCGAACTTCTGCCATGGCAACGCAGCGGATATGCGCGCGTGCGCAGACGACCTCGATCGAGTTAGCGGCAACATCGCGTCGGTCTACGCCGAAAAGTCTGGTACGGACGTCGAGGAATGGCGCGTGGCGATGCAGACCGAAACCTGGTACTCCGCGCAGGAGGCCGTCGATGCTGGCCTTGCCGATCGGGTAGATGGGGCGGACTCCACCGCCAAGAACGCATTCGACTTGTCGATTTTCAATCACGCCGGCCGCAGGGCAGCGCCCGCGCCGACCAAACCCAAGAACTCCTCTGCCGAGGCGGAGGCAAACAAGAAGGAGAGCCATATGGCCACCTTGCAGGAAGCCCTCGCAGAGCGCCTCGGCATTGACGCCGACGCCGACGAGGCAACCGTTTTGGCCGCAATCGACGAAGCTCTCGATGAGCGCGCCGATGATGGCGGCGCCGGATCCGGCAGCGAACCGACTGCCGATCAGGTGACGAACTACGCGCAGCGGAACGGACTGACGGTCGTCGACCAGGCGCAGTACGCCAACCTCGTCGCAAGCGCCCAGGAGGGTCGCGACGCACGAGCCGAACAGCTCCGTACAGCCGACGAGGCTTTCGTGACGAACGCGATCGCGAAGGGGAAATTCGGTCCCGCACGGCGCGATCACTGGATGAACGCACTCAAGCTCGACCGTGAAGGCGCTACCGCCGCGATCAACAGTTTGGCAGACGGCCTGATCCCCGTAGCGGAAACGGGCCACTCGACCGAGCCGACCGAAGACATCACCAACGTCCGCGCGAGCGACGCCTACAAGGGATTGGAGGGCTGATCATGGCCGGAATTGTGGTCAAGTTCGAAAAGGGTCGGATCACTCACACCGCTGAGAAGGCGATCGTGGGCGGCCAGGTCGTGGAACCGGGCGTGAAGGCGCGAAGCGCAGTGCCCGCCGCAGCCGATTCAGAAAAGGTGCTCGGTGTCGCACTCGCCGACGCGGCGCCGAAGGGCACTCCCGTGCCCGGGCTGCTCTACGTCGGCACTGACAAGGTGACCATCGCATCGGCGCCCGCAGTCGTGCCGATCAAGTCCGACGGTTCCGCCAAGGCCGGCGACCTTGTCGTCGCCAACACCGCCGGGGCGGTCAAGAAAGCCACGGAGGCGGCCACGGTCTCGCAGATCGTCGGCCGCGTCATCGAAGTAAACGCAGACGCGGACAAGACCGTCCTCGTCCGATTGGGAGGCTGAGCAATGGCAGGAAGTAACGTGGTCGTCTCACTGGACGACGGCACGCAGATCACAGTCGATCAGATCATGGGGAATCCGAAGGTGATTCCGACCAGAGTTATCGATCTGGTGCGCGACAACATCATCGGCGAGGCGCTGTTCCGCAACGCCGGCAACCCTGGCGGACTGCTGGTGCAGTTCCAGCGGTCAACGCCACTGTTCCTCGACGGCGAGCCTGAGGCGATCGCCGAGTTCGGCGAAATCCCGGTGTTCGACCTGGGTGAGGGTGAACCGGAGGTGGCTCGCGGCGTCAAGGTCGGTGCGGCCGTGCGAGTCTCGCGGGACATGCGCGACTTCAATCAGATCGACAAGCTCCGCAAGCAGGTCAACGGCACCGCGAACACCATCATCCGCGCGAATGACGAGGCATTCCGGTCCGCGCTCGAAGACGCATCGGTCCCAGAGGTGGCCGCAACGGCTGAATGGGAAGCGAGCGGCAGTCGGATCCGCACGGACATCAAGGAGGCCGCGAAGCTTATCGCCAGCGCGGTGCACGACGGTGATCCGAGCAAGCCTAAGGGGTACGTTCCGGACACGCTCGTCCTCAATAGTGCAATCCTGTACGACTTCATGGACAACGAGGACTTCAACAAGATCTACGTCGGCAATGCTGCCGACAAGTCGATTGCCTATTCGGGACTGCTCCCGAACAAGGTGCTGAATCTCAACGTGCTCCACTCGCCGCTGTGGCCGCTCGATCGCGCTCTGGTCTGCCAGCGCGGGGTTACCGGCTTTTTTGCAGATCCGCGCCCCCTGGAGAGCACTGGGCTCTACGCGGAAGGCGGCGGCCCCAATGGCGGCCCGACCGAGACATGGCGCTCGGATACCACGCAGATCCGAATGATCGGCGTGGACGAACCGGAGTCTGCATGCTGGATCACCGGACTGGCAACCCCTTGACCGCCGCTCCCGGGTTGACCGTACCAACGGAGACCACCTACCCGGGGGCGGCGCTCTACCCAGGGGGTATTGGGCATGACTGATTACGTCCTCATCGCAACGTTGTGGCGAGATCCACAGGGCGTGCGACACAGACGCGGCGACATCATCACTCCGCCCGACGCTGACGTTCGGCGACTCCTACAGGCTCGGGCGATCGCGCCAGTCAATGAGGCTGATCCGACCGAAGCCGAGCAAGTGGCCGCACAGGCACAACCCGAGCAAGCGAAGCAGACGCAGACCCAGATCCAGGAACAACCTGCAGCTCCAGCGGAATCGCTCGAGCGACCGAAAAACGCGGCAGCGAAACCAGTCTGGGAGGCGTATGCCATCAAGCGCGGCGTCGAAAACGCTGCGGAGCTGAACAAGGACCAGATCATCGACGCGGTGAACGCGCTCGACGCCAAGTGAGAGTAGGGGCGCCATCATGACGGATTTCGCAGAAGTACCCGACGTCGAAAACGGATGGCGCCCACTCTCGGCGGCCGAGAAGCTCGACGCGGTTTCGAAAATCGGAGCCGTCACCCGCTGGATCAGACGCAGAAACCACGGCATCGCCGACGACGACGCTGACGCGAAATACGTCGTCGTCGATGTCGTGCGGTTCGCCCTCGCCACAGGCAAGCACGTCGGCCAAACATCGTTCTCGCGCACGGTCGGCGGCGTGACCCGCTCGGGCACGTTCGTCGACCCGGGTGGCTCGATGGTGATCACCGATTTTCATCGAGAACTCCTCGGAATATCGAAAAGTGCTGCACCATCCTGGAATTTCGGAGACTGACATGGATGAACTCGGCAATCAAACCGTTCGAGTGATCGAACGGGAGCGACTCAAGCGCGGAATGATGCGCGATGTCACCACCGCAGAGTTCCCCGGCTGCAGTGTCCAACCGGTGACCGCGACTGACGGAGTCCCGATCGAGAAGTCGACGAAATGGGTCATTTTCGCGCCACCGGGCTTTCCGGAGTCGACCGAAAACGTCCTCGACGTCGACGGCATCGGCGAGCGGCTGCATGTCGACGGCGATCTGCAGCAGTGGGTTGACGAGGACGGGATCGTCGATCACGTGTGGGGACATCTGAAGAAATGGGAAGGCGGCGGCAATGGCTGATCCGAAACCAGGTTCGTTCAAATACTCATCGCGAGATGCGAAGGCGATCATGGCCTCTCGTCAAGTGCAGAGCGCGCTCGCCAAGGTCGGCAAGGTGGGCCTCGACGCATTCCGACAGGAAGCGCGACGCCGCAAGAAAACCGGAAAGCTCGGCAACAAGGCGCGCGTCGAACCCGCACGCGGCTGGGACGGCCGACCAGGTGTGCGCGTCGTCGCGACATCGGCAGGTAACCAGTCCGCACTGTTCGGCACGCGACGCTCGCAGCCCGTTCGGGCGCAAGAGGCCGCGGTACGAGCAATGAACCGGAAAGCGAGGTACTGACGTGGCTGTCGAGGTCGACGACACTCTGTTCCCGGACATTCACGACGTCCTCATGGCATACCTCGCGCCCCTCGGCGAAACGGACACCGACCCACCGCAGGAGGTCGGCGGTTGGCTCGGGATTCAGATCAACCGAGTCGGTGGCCACGACGACGGGTTCAGCGACTACCCGCGCGTGATGATCACCTGCCATGCACCGAGTCCGCAGGAAGCGTCGAAGCTGGCGCGGCAGGTGCGCAATTGGATGGATCGGATCATCGACGCCGATATCGACGTCGACGGTGAGCCGAAGCCGATCGGTGTCGACGAGTGCCGTGTCGACACTCCACCCGAGGCCGAGCCGTACGAGAACCCGGATGCTCGCCGCGAAGTCGCGTACTACGCGCTGAGCCTGCAGAAACCGTGGCGGATCTAGCGCCCACCAGAAGTTCACACACCAAGGCCCGCAACAACTGTTGGGGGTCTTTCTCATGCCCAGGAGGCATCAATGGCTACCGATGTAGGAAAGCTCGAGGTCGCGCGGCATCAGCGCGAACTCATTCTCAAGCCCAAGCGCATGCACATTTTCGGCATGCCCATGTCCGTCGATCCGATCGAGCACATCACCGAGGGAGCTGCGTCGGCGCTCGCGGAGCTGCCCGAGGGTGCGTTCGACTTCGGCCTGCTGCTCAAGGACGACTCGATCACGCTGACTCGCGAGGTCGAGAAGGACGAGATCAGTGCGATCAGCTACTCGAACCCGGTGAAGTCCGACATCATCAAGGACATCTCGGGGATCCAGTTCACCGGTCTCGAGACCAATCGCTACAACATTCAGAACAACCTCGGTATGGACCTGTCGGCGATGACGGCCGATCCGGTGACCGGTGAGATCGCATTCGATCAGGCTGCGGTCGCCGAGATCCTGCAACTGCGCTACCTGCTGGTCTCGCAGTTCAATTCGGGTGTCGACCGGATCTACCTCGCCCGCCTGCTGTACTGCGGCGAGGTCGCTGAGATGAGTGAGCAGACGCTCTCCGATGCCGGCGGCGCTCTCACGTGGCCGACGAAGGTCAACGCCATGGTCGATCCCGTTCACGGTGTCTCGGTCCGTCACTTCTTCGGCGGTGAGGGCTGGACCCGTGTCCTCGAAGACGCCGGCTTCAAGCGCGGAACCCCTTGAGCGCCGTGCCGGGCACCACCACCTATCCCAGTACGGCGCTCTACCCAGGAGGTAACTGACATGACATTCACACCGAAGGAATGGGCAGACGGCGCGGCCGGCAATACGCCGATTACCGCATCCGAACTCAATCGCATCGAGGCTGGAATCGAGGACGCTCACGATGCGGTCGACGCGATCCCCGCACCGCTCGCCATCGGCACCACGGCATCGACGGCCGCTGCGGGTAACCACACCCACGCTGCTCCGACGGTCGCGGGTGTCACTGGCCTGCAGGCGGCGCTCGATGCGAAGGGCACGTCCAACCTTGCGTTGGGCACCACGGCGACGACCGCACTCAAGGGCGACACTGTGATTCCGGCGGCGGCAGCAGCAGGTTCGGCAGCGCAGCTCACTGCGGGAACCGACACGGTGCAGCGCACCTGGTCGGCGAAGATGCTCACCGACGAGATCAACGCCCGGGTAGCCGCCGCGATTTCCGAGATCCCGGCAGGCTGAGTCGCCACTCAAACACACCGGGTGGGCGGGGATTTGGCGGTCGACCGCCTGCCCGGTGTTTCCAGACCGCCCCACCGACCACCGAAGAGGAGTTATCCCTGATGGGAACGATGAAGACCTTCAACGCCAAGGACTGGACTCCGGTCCCGCTCGTCGCACCAGACGGCCGAACCTACACGCCAGGCGACCACGCGGAGCATCGCGAGCTACTCACCCTCGGCTACGCCGTGGCCCCGCACGCGAGTACGCCCGAAGCGGCAACGGCAACGGACACCGCGACGCCGCAGTCCGGTGAGAGCGATCCGGCCGCAGCCGAAACCAGCGAGACCAAGCCCAAGACCAACCGACGCAACGGAGGCCAGCAGTGAGCAAGGACATCGACAACATCGGCAACGTGACCAACTTCGGCGAGCCTGCCGTCGACACCTTCGGCGGTGAGCAGCGGGAGAAGAAGGCGCCGTATGAATTCCGGATCGGCGACTCGCCTGTCTTCCGGGTAGAGCAGCCTGACTCGTACACGGTGATGGACATCGAAGAGGCGAAGGAAACACGCCGAGTCCTCAAACTGTTCCTTGTCGAGCAGTACGACGAAGTCGAGGGCTACCTCGGTCCCGAGCACCCCGACACGCTGATCGACCTCGCACGCGCGATGTCGAAGCACTTCGGCCTGTTCGATGCAGACCTGGCGATCAATCGCGCCGAGCGTCGCAGTCGTGACCGTCGTCGCCCCGGTCGTCGCTAGGGATGATGCCCGACGAAAACGGGTCGACTGCATCGTATTTCGAGACACTTCTCGGCGAGGCCGTCGGCCCGTTTTTCGTCACTCTGGACGACGGGACCGAGCTGGTCGTCGACGTGCCAAACTCCGACGATGTCGCCGAACTCGACACGACGATATCCGTCCATGATCAGCTCGATCTTCTCGTCGCCGACGAGGACGTATTCAGTTCGATCGACGAAGCCTATGCCCGCCGGCCGTTCAGCGACCTCGCCGAACTCGTTGACGACATCCGCGAGCACTTCGGCATTCTCGTCGCACCAATGTGTGGGTGGGCGTATCTGGTCGACCAGATCGACCGCTACGGCGACGCCATCGAAAAGGACCTGTTCAGCAAGAACCACAATCTCTACGACTGGGTGCGCGATCACCTCGTCACCCCGTGGGACAAACTACTGCGCCTCCTGCCGGCACTTCCGGTTGGAGGCTGGTATCACGCCGCGATCGCCAACGACGACGACCAAGCTCGCGAGATCCTCGAACTCGAAGCACAAGGCAAACTTCCGAAGCCGTCCGCCCGCCCGTCGCTGATCGGCTGGACTCCGGAAATCGAAAAGCTCACCGAGCTCGTCGAAACAGCACGCGGAATCCAACACGGCGTCTGGGGCGCATCACCGAAATTCCAAGGCAAGGGCGGCACGCCACCACGGCCACTGCCGCGCCCGCTCACCGCCCGCGAACGCGTCGAAGAAGAGCAAGCCCTGCTCGAGCATGACGACATCGCATCACAGCTTCTCGGCGCCCGGTACGCGCGCCGCTTCTCCTGATCCCTGAGGGGGTGAACGATGTCCGAACTGCAGGGTGCGCAGACATTCATCAACGTTCTGCCGTCGATGACCGGCTACTTCCAGCGCGTGTCGTCGGCGGTGAAGAACAACAAAGTCACCCAGAACGTCGACGTGAACCTCGATCAGAAGCGACTCGACAAAGCCAAGAGCGATCTCGAGAAGCTCGGCAAGGCAGAAGAGGCTGCACGGAAGAAAGCGGCTGACGCTACCGGCGCTCAAGCGGTCGCAGAGGCCAAGCTTCAACAGCTACGCAACGACGGAATCACGGACCTCGGCAAGATCGCCAAAGCCGAAGAGGATGTCGCAAAGGCGAAGCGCAGGAGCGAAGAGGCCGAAAAGACGCTGCAGACAGCGGAATCCAAGCGGTCGGCGGGCGATCGCCGTGTGCAGCGCATCGAGGCCACGTTCGACGGCAGCCGCGCCGAAGCGGACTCGCGCAGCTTCCTCGAGCGACTGGCGGCGCGCTCAGAGCGTGAGGGCGACGGCATCGGCAAGAAGCTGGTCGGCGGCATCGGGTCCGCGATGAAGGTCGGCGCGATTGCGGTCGGCGGTGCTGTGGCCGGCGTCCTCGGCACGGCCCTGACGAAGGGCTTCAACCGACTTGTCGCCATCGAGAACGCCGAAGCCAAACTCAAAGGACTCGGGCTCGCGGCACATGAGGTCAAGTCCGTCATGGGCGATGTCGGCGCCTCGGTGAAGGGGACCGCGTTCGGGACGAACGAGGCAGCGGATGCGGCGGCGATGGCGCTCTCGTCCGGAATCAAGCCGGGCAAGGATTTGCAGCGCACCCTCAAGTTGGTTGGTGACGCGGCATCGTTCGCGAACCGCGACTTCGGTGAGATCTCGCCGATGTTCATGAAGGTCGCCGAATCCGGCAAGCTCACCGGACTCGTGCTGACGCAGATGGGCCAGAACGGCATCCCGATCATGGACGGACTTCGGAAGGTCACCGGCAAGACAGCCGAGGAAGTCCGAAAGATGGCCTCGGACGGGAAGATCGATTTCGAGACCTTCCAGAAGGCAATGGAAGAGTCGATCGGCGGCGCAGCCCTCTCCGCTGGAGACACCTTTCAGGGTGCGACGAAGAACATGGGCGCAGCCCTGGGGCGCCTCGGTCAGAGCCTGCTCGATGCGCCGTTCAAGGCGGCGCCGGGCGTGTTCAAGAAGATCACCGACGGCATCGACAGAGTCAACACTGTCACCAAGGGCGTGCTCGAGGTCTTGCAGACCGGCTCGTTCGGTGAGCTGTGGAAAGAAGCGTTCCCTGGAAAGGATCTCGACAACTCGGGGTTGGGCCAGTTCCTCGTCGATACGAACCAGAAGGTGGTTGAACTCGGCGCTACCTTCAAGCTTTTCCGGACGGGCGATTTCAACGCTGACATCGCTTTCGCCCTGGGCGTGGACGAAGATTCGGACCTCGTCAACAAGATCCTCAATGTGCGGGACACTGTCGAATTGTTCTTCGGCACCATCACCGGCAAGGGCGCCGACGTCGACCTGCCATGGATGAACACGGTCATCGAAGCCGGTACCAAGGTCCGCGAATGGGGCGATCAGATCGGCCGGATCTTCGGCATGGTCAAAGATATCTTTGTCGAGCTCGGCCCACCGATTGCACAGATCGGCGGATCACTCGGCGAGGCCTCGGCCGCCATCGGTATCAGTGTGTGGTCGATCTTCCTCGACACGCTCGAAGCCCTACTACCGATCATCGAGAGTTTCCTGGTACCCGCGATTCAGCTACTCGCGGATCTGATGTCGGAGCACCAGACAATCGTCACGATTCTGGTCGGCGCCTACACGGCATATCGCATCGCCACCGTCGCAGCGTCGATCGCGATCGGAATCAAGAGCGCTGCAATGGGTTTGAGTACCGCTTCGGTGGCATCGAACACAATCGCGATGCGCGCGAACACCATTGCAACCAAGCTGTTCACGGTCGGCAAGAAGGCTGCGGCGATCGCCACTGGCACGTGGAACGTGATCACCACGGTCGGGACAGGGATTACGAAGGGCGCGACTGCGGCTCAGCGTGGACTCAATGCCGCAATGAAGGCCAACCCGATCCTGACAATTGTCAGCCTCGTCGCACTGCTGGTCGGCGCACTCGTCCTGTTCTTCACGAAAACCGAAATCGGCAAGAAGATCTGGGACAAGGTCTGGGGCGGCATCAAGGATGCGATGGAGAAGGCGTGGGATTTCCTGCGCCCGATCTTCGAGAAGATCGGCGAGATCGCATCGACAGTGTTCGAGGCGATCGGCGAGATTTTCTCGTGGCTCTACGACAACATCATCTCCCCGATCATTACCGGCATCAAGATCGCGATCGCGATTGTCATCACAGCCTTCTTGCTCTGGTGGGACTACGTCAATTTCGTCATCGGTCTGATCGGCGACATCTTGACGTGGTTGTGGGAGAACGTCGCTCAGCCGGTCTGGGAGAAGATGAAGGAGGCACTCGCCAAGGTCGGCGAGTTCTTCTCATGGGTCTGGGAATCTCTGATCAAGCCCGCCTGGGAAGGTTTGGGCAAGGGCATTTCCTGGGTCTGGGAGAACGTCATCAAACCGGCCTGGGAAGGGCTCAAGACCGCGCTCGGCAAGGTCGGCGAGTTTTTCGAGTGGGTATGGAACTCGATCATCAAGCCCGCCTGGGATGGTCTCGGTGCTGGCATTTCCTGGGTCTGGGAGAACGTCATATCGCCCGCGTGGGAGGGACTCAAGACTGCCCTCGGCGTGGTCGGTGACTTCTTCAAGTCGGTGTGGGAGAACATGATCAAGCCCGCGTGGGACGGTCTCGGTGAAGGCATCCGCATCGTGTGGGAGAACGTGATCAAACCTGCCTGGGACAAGATGAAGGAAGGACTGGGCAAGGTCGGCGAATTCTTCGACACGATCGTCAAGGGCATCAAGGACACGTGGGAGAAGCTGCGCGGAATCCTCGCGAAGCCGATCAATTTCATGATCGACACGGTCTGGAACAACGGCATCCGGAAGGCCTGGAACAAGGCAGCTGGACTACTCGGCCTCAGTGAGGCTGACGAGCTGAAGGGCATTCCGGAGCGTGCCACAGGTGGTCCGATCTCCGGGCCTGGCACCGGAACGTCGGACGACGTGCTGATGTGGGGCTCGAACGGCGAGCACATGATGACCACAGCGGAAGTCCGCAAGGTCGGCGGCCACAATGCCGTCTATGCGTTGCGCGACATGATCATGCGCGGCGTCCCGTTCACCTGGGACGGCGGCAACCTCATCCGGGAGATGGGCCGCGACAACCTCAACGCCTACGGCGCGCAAGTTGCGCAGCACGGTCTCGGCAACGTCGATCCACAGGGAATGTTCGACTGGATACTTCCGAAGTACAAGGACGGCGGCGAGATTCGCCCGGCCTGGGAGTCTCAGCTTGAGAACGGTCACCGTGCGGCGAAGATGCGCAACGGAAATCCGTACACGTGGGGCTTCGAGGACTGCTCGGGCTACATGTCGATGATCGCCGACGCGATCATCAACGGCGGCGACGGCACTCGGAAGTGGGCCACTGGATCATTTCCCGGTGGTCAGCCATGGTCGCCGGGTCTCGGTGTCGGTTTCTCGGTGGGTGTCCACGACAACCCGGGTGGGCCTGGAGGTGGTCACACCGCTGGCACGCTCACCGGCGTCGGCGGGTACTCGACCACGAACGTCGAATCGGGAGGCTCGCACAACTATGTGGCCTACGGCGGCCCGGCAGTGGGTGCGGATTCGCCGCAGTTCGCCGGCAGGCACCCGGGCTTGTTCCATCTCGCGATCGGCGCCGATGGTGCGTTCGAGTCCGCGGGTGGCCCGTCTCCGGAGGAGAAGCGATCGTTCCTGCAGAAGAAGATCGCAGGGATTTTCGATTTCTTCCTCGACCCGATCAAGGCGGGCATTGGTGCGGCGATCGGTACCCCGCCGCCAGAGTGGCTGGGTATCCCGCCGAGCTATCTCGACAACGGTCGCGACAGGGCGTCGGAGTACTTGTCCGAGAAGATCAATGGGCTCGGCTCGCTTCTGGGTTCGGTGTGGGACAAGGCGAAGGACGGGTTCGGGCTCTTCCGCGACAAGGGCGGGTGGATTCCGAACGGCCTTTCGGTAGTTCGCAATGAGACCGGCAAGCCGGAAGCGGTGCTGAACTGGGATCAGATCGAGATCATCCGGGACATCCTCGCGCGCATCGGCCTGGGCGGCACTGACAAGGTCGCCAAGGAGGACGAGGTCATCGCGCCGGTCGACTGGGCTGGTGCGGGCATGCAGATCGGGTCGTCGTTCCTCGCCGAGATGGGCAACGACTTGCTTGGCATGTTCGGAATCGGCGACAAGTTCGAAGGCGTGAAGTTGGTCGACGAGCATGGTCGCCGCGCCGATGCCCCGGGTGAGCGGAACGAGGCATCGTTCCAGGATTCGCCGAGTGAGGCGGATGCTGCGCCGTCCGCTTCGACGTCGGCGATGGAGAGTTCGACTCCGAGCGTCGAAGCATCGTCGGGTGACGACGCTCCGATGACGGTGGTCGACAAGGTCAAGGCCGCGTTCAAGCCGTACGGCTGGGACACCGGCGAACAGTGGGCCGCTGTCGATTGGATCATCAACAAGGAGTCGGGCTGGAATCCGTTGGCGCGTAACCCGAAATCGGGTGCGTTCAGCTTGTTCCAGTTCCTCGGGTCGACGAAGGATCAGTACCTGCCGGATGAGAACGAAGATCCGGGCGTTCAGGGTGCGGCCGGCGCGAAGTACATCCGTGACCGGTACGGCGATCCGGTTCGTGCGCGCACGTTCTGGGAGAAGAACGGCTACTACGACCAGGGCGGAATGGCGTTCGGCAAGGGCTTCATGCTCAAGGACGTCATCCACCCCGAGCGTGTTCTCTCGCCTCGTCAGACGGAGGCGTTCGAGAACTTGGTGCCGATGCTCTCGTCGATGCAGATGGCGACGACAGCGCCGAGTGAGGTCATGCCGGATGCGGCGCGCAATGCGCTCGAGTATGCGCCGATGGTTGGCGGTCCTACGTACAACATCACGGGAAGGGTGGATCGAGACACCATGAACGAAGTGGGAATTCACGAGCGCCAGTCCTCGCGGATGTACGGATCGAGGATCCGATGACGGACCTGCGGGATTCGATCTCGATCCGCGGTGTCGATGGCGTGAGCTGGGCTCTCGGCGGCCCCGCGCGGACCGCGAAGGATGCGTGGATCACCGGGGGGCTCGCTGGCTTGTTCCAGGAAGCCCCCCGGACCCCGACCCGCACATCTCGGGCGTATCAGATCGGCTCCACGCCGCGGATGGTCAAGATCGAGGAACGACTACTGGACTTCCGGGTGCGTCTCGAGGGGCGCACCCGGAAGGGCCTCGAAGAGCAGCACGCAGCATGGAATCGGTCGTGGTCGATGTATGCCGATACGCAGATGTTCGTCAGGTCGGAGGGTTACGGGACACGCAGCATCAAGGCGCGTCTCGACCGAGTGATGGCACCGGATATGTCGAACTACTCGATGCAGTCCACGAGGATCGATCTCGAAATGGTCGCCGTGGCCTGCTGGCCGTACTTGTCTTCGGGTACCGACGAATTGACGTGGGACTTTCCTGCAGGCAAGAACGAGTACGAGTTCGAGATCCACAATCCGACGGATGTGCCGCTGTGGATGGAATGGGGCGGCACGCCGATCACGAAAGCTCTTCTGCCGGACGCTCTGTCGGGGCGCATGGTGCCGATCACGGAGCAGTCGAATGTGTGGAAGGTGCGCACGCGCGGCGGCATCGAGCAGCTCTCGTCAGCGAACCACACGAACGAGCTGAAGTCACTGCGAGGGGTGAGTTTCCTGTACGAGATCCCACCGAACACACCACCGACGTCGCTGCCCGTGGAAGTCACGGCGGCGATGCCAGGAAAGCTGCGGGCGATCATGCCGCGCTACCACGAAATGCCTTGGGGGTGATCCATGCCGGTCTACGACCTCGACGAGGGCCTTCAGGTCATCGACGAGCAGTACGAGCACGACCTCGCGCAGGCGAATGCTCGGCCTCGGGTCTACATCCTGGACAAGTACCTGCAGCTCGTGGCGGACGTCTGGGGTGAGGACGACGCCTCTCGTGAGGTGATCTGCAATGATGCCGGTGAAGCGTTCGTGACGATCCCCGCCGAAGACGACATCGCGGATTGGCTGATCGATCAGGGCGTCAATCCCGATTGCTTCCTCGTCTACGAAACAGAGTACGAACGCGAGTGCTACAAGATCTTCGACATCGAAGTCGACGCGGACGAAACCGGCATCACCGCGGTCCGCCCGATCGGATTGCACATCTTCGACGAGACCAAACACTTGCAGTGCTGGCCGAACACGATGTCGAGCATTCTGGTCCAGAAGCCGAAGGTCGATTTTCAATTCGGCAACGCGATCAAGGTCATCAAAGGGTTCGCGCACCGAAACCTGTTGCGCGAGCAGCAGCGCAGCTGGATCCCGCATTTCGACATCTGGAATGCGGCGAACTGGCGGGCGAACTTCGACAACGCGAAGTGGCCGATGGTCATGATCCCGTACATCGCCGAACGCGACGGCATCGCGGAGTGGACCGCACTCGGGTCGAGAATGGACAACCTCTACGACCTCACCAAAGCAACACTCGAGGACGCCGGTCTGCAGCTGACTGCGAAGCTGTGGCTTCCCGGTGACGAGCAGCCGTGCCCGACGCACTTCACGCTGAACCGGCCGACGATCGTCTTCGATGTCATCCGCCGTTCGGTCGCCGCCGGCATCACCGGCACCATCTTGGATCCTATCCGCGACCTGATGCGGATCATCAAGCCGGACGGCACATCCGAGACGGTCACGATCGCCGACCCGAACAACAATCCGAATCACGCCAATGACGACGATCCGTACGTCATTCTCCGCAAGGGTCAGTACCTCGGTCTGCGGTCGAAGATGACGATCCACAAGGCGATCGAGCACACGATCACCACAGGCGGGAAATCGCCGGACTCGATCAACCAGGGCGCGAAGCTCGTGTCGAATATCCTGCTCGGATTGCTCGGCAGTTTGATCGGTCTCCCGTGGCTCACGCTCGGGATCTTCGACAAGGCAGTCGAGGATGTGATCCTCGCGTGGGCGATCTTCACCGACCAGGAACGCAAAGCGGCGATGGGGCCGTACGCGCACAAGTCCGGGTTCGAATCCGGTGGTGGCGTGGCTGTCTCACCGTCCGGCCTGCAAACCGGGCGTGTCGGGCTGTGGAAGGCTCGCGGATACGTCTCTTTTGCCGCGGACTTCGACGACGGCAGCGGCGGCTTCTATATGGGTCGCCACCTTGAGGTCGGCATCCGATGCGGATTCGAGATCGGCAACAAGATCTGGCTCTCCAACATCGCATCCGGCAAACAGTCATGGTCTCGCACCGTGGCCCCGTTCTGGGCGCTCTCGGTCGGCGACTACCGCGCGGGCGAGCCCAACGGCACGAAAGCACTCCGGCACGCCGAAACATTCATGGGCGCATTGCGTCAGGTTTCGAGCGCCACCTGACCCGAAAGGACGACAGTGGACAAATCCCAGGACCTCAGTCCGGAACTGCACGAAGCGTTTCCCGCGGACATGCATCCGTACGCGTACGCGTTCATGCATCCGACGATGCAGACCACGCTGCCGAAGTTCGAACCCGACGAGATGAACGACCTCGCCCGGCAGATCGAGCAACTCGGATTCCGACCGGTTGCCGACTGCATGATCCGATACGAACCGCCTGCCTCCGGGCCTGTTCATCCGCACAACCCGAGCAAGTGGGTGCCGAAAACTCAGCAGCGCGCGAAACCGCTGCCGACGGTCGCAGAACGGTTCGTCTCGCAGCTCGACAAATTACCCGACGATCAGCGCGCCGAAGTCGTTGCGACGCTCATCGCGCCACAATCCGAGGAGGAGTCATGAACGACTTCCGAACTGTGTACGGCAACAGCATTTCCCAGAACGGCTGGCGTATGTGCAATCGCAGCGCGTGCGTCGTCGCGAACTCGGTCCCTTTCAGCAACACCGCCCCCGTCCGCAAGGGCGTCGCGGCAACAATCCTCAACGGCTGGCTCATCTACTACCACCGCCACATCGAGCCGATCACCACACCGGTCTGGGGCTGGTCCGAGACCAACGCCGTCCGCGATAGCAACCATCTCGCCGGTACATCCCTCGACATCCACGCACCGCGCTACAACATGGGTGTGCGGCAGATGCCCGCCGGCATCGTGACCAAGGTGCGCAAGGGAATCGAACTGTTCGGTGGGTCGATGTCCTGGGGTGGGCTATGGAACTACCCCGACCAGATGCATTACCAGCTCGGTTGGCGCGAAGGCGACCCGCGTGTGGCGGCCTTCGCACAGCGCTTGAGCGACGGGTATCTCGGCATCTACGGCAAAGACACTCCACCGGCCCCGACGCCAGTTCCGACACCGGGAACCTCCCGGCCGACGCTGCGACGCGGCGACAAGGGTGAGCATGTCCGCTATCTGCAGGATCTGCTCAACAGGCTCTACGCCTCCTATTCGAAGCTGATCGTCGACGGAGACTTCGGTCCCGCCACCGAGGACGTCGTGCGACAGATGCAGGGCCGCATCGGAATCGCGATCGACGGCATCGTCGGACCCGCCTCCTGGATCGCGATGGGTGTGAAGTGAAGGGCGCAGCGGCTATCGCCGCCACCGCCGCACTGATCGCCGCCGGCACCGCTGCCGCAGTCATCTGGGCGGCGTGGAGCTGGGCACGCGGCTACGACGACATCACCCGGTCCGACCACTTCGAGCGAAGGAACTCCTGAGGTGACACGCACATACTTGCTCGACCTCGCCGAACGGGCGACGAGGACCGCTGCTCAGTCCGCGGTCGCACTCCTGAGTGCTGACGCTCTCGGCTTCTTCGATGTCGACTGGGCGAACGTGGCATCGGTGTCCGGGCTCGCCGCCGTGTATTCGATCCTGACGTCGATCGCGTCGAATGGCTTCGGCCGCAGTGGAACTGCATCGATGCTCCCCGACGAAAGACCGGTGGCCGCCCAGTCCGACGAGAAGGTGGTGCCGGTCGTGCTAGCCGAGGAATCGGTGGGGCGCCATCGTGCACCCGAGAATGAGGAGCGGTGATCGATGCTGCTGGAACTACTGAGCCCTGAACGGATCACGGCGATCGGCACCATCGTCGTCACCTTGTTCGGCGCCTGGCTCACCTCGAAGGTCCGGAGCCTCGAGACGAAGGTCGACGAGCTGGAGAAGCAGCGCAAGCGCGACCAGGGTGTCATCAAGGTTGCGCTGCGCTACATCCGGGACCGGATCACACATTCCGAGATCCTCACAGGCCTCCTTCGCCAGCACGCCCCGCATGTCGAGATCCCCCCGGAACCAGTCACGCCCGACGAGCTGAAAGACGAGGTGTGAGAGATGACTTCACCAGATGGATGGTCCAGTGGATACAACCCCGGCTGGGGTGACATGGGTGAGATGGCCGACGAATACGGTAAGGAGGTCCGCAAGGTCCAGAAGCGCGGCGAGGATAACGGCGAGCTGATCGAAGGCTATGGCCAACAGATTCGAAACCTCGAGGACGTCACACGAACGGGCGTCACCACACCGACCTACGCCTCGGCAAGCGGGCGCGACATCGTCACCTTCGCGGACACGATGATGCAACAGCACTACCACCGCGACGACAACCCAATCGGCTACAACACGTACAAGACGTACATACCGGCATTCAATCAGGCATCTACGATCTCGCATGCGACGGCTGACTTCGCTTTTCTGCGTGGAGGGTTGGACCGACCGACGCCAGTGGAAGCGATCCGAATCATTTCCGGCGACGACAACAGCCTTTTCGGTATCGACTCATGGAATCTGGCGATCTACGGCTACGACAAGCCGAACGCAAGAATGCTCAAGATCTGGGACTCGGGGGACATTAAGGCGGAACTGACGACGAAACGCCGGAGATACCACATCGCCACGGGATTGAGCATCAAGGCCGAGCCCGATCAGCTGTTCGCGATCGCCTCCCTGCAGTTTGCTCCCGGACTCTTGCAGCAGCCGCGCGGCATCGGATGCATTTTCCTCACGGGCGTTTCAGAAGAGGCCGGAACCGTCCCTCAGGCACGGCATGCCACGTTAGCGGGCCTGCGCTCATTGCCAGACTCGGTTCCTCTCAGCTCATTGAACTACGACCGAAACAAGCTCATGTGGGCGGCAATGGGAGCGACTGCGACATCATGAAAATCGAAGAAACACTGGCTGTTAGCGCCGAGGAGTTGGCCGAATTCGTCGCCCCCGCAGAAGCATCGAGGCCTATCGCACCGCACTTGTGGATGATCAACCTCGTGAGCGGCAGTACGCGCGTTGTCCGATCCGACGACCTCGATGCGGTACCCGACGGTTGGGCACTCCTGATGACCGGCCCAGATCCGGACTGGGTGAACCAGTGGGGCGGCGACTGGCAGCGCGCATGCGACGAACAAATCAACCCGATGCTTGCCGCGGCGAGCGAAGAACTGAGGTAGGTGACCTTATGGGCTCGATCATCAAAGAGGACTTCACCGACATCGCGCTCGCCGGCGTCGACATCGTTGCCACCTTCTCGGCTGTCCCTGTTCGCCCGAAGTCCGGCGATTCCGGATTGATCACACCGAAGCCGGTGCCCGTTCGCGCGGTAGACGGGAAGCTCACCTCGCCGGATCTCGACGGCGGACCGGGCCGGGTGCTGATCGAGGCCGGAACGTGGATCCAGTCCTATGACATCGTGTTTCCCGACTCGGGTGAGCATCGACTGCGGGATCTGATCGAGGCGTACGAAGTCCCGGATCCGCCGGTGGTGTCGTTGATGAAGAAGTATCGCGACGAAACTGTGGAAGCCCGTGACATCGCGGTGGCGGCAGCCGAGGGTGTTGCCGGTATCGCCGACGACTTGGAAAAGATCGCCGAAGACCGCGCCGCGGCCGAACTGGCGCGCGACAAGTCGATCGAAGCGCAAGGGCTCTCGGAGAGCGCGGCCGGTTCGGCAAGCGACTCGGCAACGAGTGCCGGGAACGCCGCCCGCGATGCGAAGGGCTTCCGCGACGGGGCCGAGGAATTCGCGACCGCAGCGGACGGCAGCGCGCTCGCCGCTGGACAATCCGAATCGGCAGCGTTACGGCACAAGGGCGACGCCGAGGATGCCGCTGTACGGTCCGAGCAGACCGCCGCCGGAATCCAGGACGTCGCCGAGGATGCTGCACAGGTGGCGCAGGATCGCCTTGCCGTGGAGTCCGCAGCGTCCACGGTCGCCGCCGACCGAGAGACCGTCACCGACGCACTCGACGTCGTGGTCACGGCGAAGGGCGACGTCGAGCAGATCCAGACCGACATTGTTCAGGTCAAGGACAGTATCGAGAACACGGCAACCCTGGTCGACCAAACTCTCGAGCAATACGGCGCACAATTCGTTGCCGAACGCGAACTATCTCAAAAGGCCGTAACGGACGCGACAACGCAGGCACAGCGGGCAGAAGACGCAGCCGAGGGCATCATCGCGGGCGCTGTGCTCGACAACGCGGTCACGACACCAAAGCTCGTCGACGAGGCGGTCACGAAGGCGAAAACATCGCTCGGCGTGCAGACCTCGCTCGACAAAGCGGACACGTCGGTACAGGAGGGCGACCCTCGCCTGACCAACGCGCGGCCGCCGACAGGGCACACCCATACCGAGAGTCAGGTCACCGGACTGACAGCGAAACTCGCCACGAAGGCGGATCTCGACGGCAGCGGGAAGATCCTCGCGGCGCAGATCCCCGTCGAAGCGCGCGCATCATTTCGCGGCGTGACTTACTCGGAAGCGGGGATGCTCGCTCTCGGCGGCGAGCGCGGCGACTGGTGCACTCGTGGTGATCGGGGTACAGATTTCCGGCTGATCGCGAATCCGGCATCTGTACCGACCAACTGGCTTGAGGCCACCTATCCAGCGTCGCCTGTCCTGTCGGTCAACGGGCGCAAGGGCGCAGTGGACACCTCCTCTGCGGATATCACCGACGCAACCTCGGTGGGTCAGGCGTTGATACGGGCCGCAGACCAAGCCACCGGCCGAGCAGCGATCGGCGCGCCTGCATCAAACGACTCAAGGTTTTCGGACACCCGCACACCGACGACAGGGACGGTCCCGTACGACACGACACTGCCGGGCGCTGCCGAGACGTCACCCCGCAAAGTTGGTCACAACGACTGCGAACTTGGGATCAAATTGCAGCGAGCAGTCACGTTCACATCAGTCACATTCCGTGGGCTGACTGCTGACGCGTCAGGCAACCTCGTCGTTGAACTCCGCAAGAACGGCACCGCAGTGCCTGGCACGTCGACTACGATCGCCGCAGCCAGTCAGGTCGCCGGTGGAACATCCACCGGTACATGGGCTTTTACTGACGGTGACGTGCTCACGGTCTACGTAACGGGCATCGGAACGTCGCCAGGCAAGGGTCTGGTAGCTGATCTGAAGGGACTGGCCTGATGCCACACATGTTTGTCCGCGGTGGATCTTCCATGGCGATGCCGGATTGGGTGCGCTACTACCCGAACATCACGACGTCACTGTCGGTCGCCCCACCGTCCGGAGGCTGGTCTGCGATGACAATCGCGGCGATCTACAACACGGGACACGCTGATCGGCAGATCATTGGCTCAGAGAACTGGATCCTCCTTGAGCAGAAAGCCTGGTCTACACCCCGAGCTGCAGCGGGTAACGGATCAGGATTCTTCCCATGGTTCCTCGAGAAGGACGGCGTCAACCAAGCGCGAAATCAGTCGATCGTTTCGCGAACCCTTGCTGGCGCTTGGGCGAGCTTGAACGGTGTCACCGCCAGTGTTTCTGGACGAACCGAGAGTCCCGTGACGGCGAATGTCACGGTCCGGTCGGACATCGCACAGCTGAAAGCGATCGCCGTTTGGAATCGAGCACTCACACCAGACGAACAGACGGCTGCGCTTGCCTGGCTCAATGCGCAGGCACCAGCCTGACTCTGCTCAAAAACGCCCCACCTCGCGAGGTGGGGCGTTTTTGCGTTTACCTGATGCGTCGATGGCCCAGTGGCACGCCAAACGACGGGTGCAGCAGATGGGAGACGACAGCACGCCGCAACAGCAGGGCGCATGTAAGCAGTGAGACTGTCAACATCGCAAATCTTTTCAAGAGGTACTCCGCTCTTCCCTGCCCGACAAACATAGATTGCGGCAGCGAAATGTAGGGTTACTAGACTTGTGCTATGAGGTTACTGCGAATGAGGTTCTCAATCAGTTCAGAAGGAATCGCCACCTATCCGATCTACGAACGCCCAGTTCATCGAGTTGCCCAAGCGTCGCAGGAAAGATGCTGAGACTACAAATATCTTCGGATTTCGTCGGCCACCAATTCAGGTGAGACATGGTGAAGATAGTGCGAACCGGACTCCGCGATCACAGCGCGCGGAGATTCTGCTGATGCGATGGCAGTTCCATGCTCGCGGAAGAGTGCGAGGTCACTCCGCTTGGCTGAAATCGTCGTCGCAGGTACGCCAGACAAGTCAGGCGACCTGCGCGACAGTTCGGCCAGGCTCGGGAGGAATTCTCGCGCCTCGTGGAGCGCAGTCCGAGCTGCGTGAACAGGGTGTCTCTCGCCTGTTCCGGGACGGGAGAATGTCGCGCTGACAACCCGGCGAGAGTATTTCAATGAGATGCTCGCTCGACTGATCCATGTAGCCGATTGAGCGAGGCGCTCTACAGATTCGTCGACGAGAACTACGCCTTTCACCTTTTCTGGTGGCAGTGACTCTGCTGCTCGCCGAACCAATGGACCGCCATAGGAATGGCCAACCAGGACAACGGATCCTTCAACGGATTGCACGAGTTGGAGAAAGTCGTCAGCCATTCCGTCAAGGTCATAGGGCGTGGCTCGTGGATCGCTTGATCCATATCCCGCTCGGTCGTACGTGACTACCGTGGCATGGGCGTTGATCAGCGGCTCGACATGCCGCCAATCCTCCTTGCTTTTGCCTAGCCCAGATGCAGCAACAACGGTCGTGCTGCCGACCCCGCTTCGAGACGTCGCCAATCGACGGCCGTCCGCGAGCGCTATGGCGCCTTCCCTTGCGATAGTCATGAACAAGTAATATCAGACAAAACGGTAAGTAATATCTACACCGGTCAGTTTCTAGGCTGAAGCAAGGCTGTAAACCTGCCTGGGCCTGGACTGCGCATTTCTGACCCTACCGAAGATGAGTTTGACACTGACGTAAGAGATCGCCCTGCCTCATCACGAGGCAGGGCGATTCTTGTCGTTTTGTGCGGGGCCGAGCTGGTCTTCCCTTACCCTCCCGACCCCGCGCGATGCAGTGTAGGTGGGGGGTGGCGACAGGGACGGATTGTCGAAATCCCGGCGAGTTGGCCGACTTCTGCCGTTCCAGGTGGCCCGCCGGACATTGTGAGTGTCAGCCCCCGGCGGGCCGTGCGCGCCCAAATCCGACCAAGGACAGGCGCGCAGTAATCGACCCGCCGGGAGTTTGTGACGACATCATGACGGGCCGAACCCGATGATAGCGAACGGGGGCTCGGGGCTCACCGACAGATGACAGCAGCACCTTCTGCCGGTGAGCGTGCGCACCTGTGAGCCAACGCGAATTGTGGTGCGCAGTTCAAGCGACCCACCCACCGGGGAAAATGCCGCCCAGTCGGCGGGCCGGTGCGGCGGACCATGTTACCGACATCGAACTGCCGCACGATCGGCGTTGCCACTCGCGTGAACAACTAAACCCCCAACCCTCCGGGAATTCCGGAGAGTTGGGGGTCTTTTGTGCGTCGAAGCGAGGGGGCTCACCGGAGCATGCGGTGGATGCGGTGCGCCGGTGAGCCGTGCGCATCGAATCGGCACGATGCGCATTTTCAGAGCCTGTCCCCGGCGAGTCGACAGCCGAGGGCAGGCCTGCGCGGCAGACTCGCGCCCACGAGAGTCGCCGCAGCAATGAGAAGATTCCCATAGGGTCCACGGCTGAAACCTGTTGCACGACAATGCCCCCAACGCTCCGGGAATCGCGGAGAGTTGGGGGCCTTTTGTCGTTCTACAGCTCTTTCGGCGTGAACTGTCCGTAGGTACCGGATTCCTTGCCGCCGAGGTAGTCCTGGTGCTCACGTTCGGCACGAGCAGCGATGAGCGCCTTCACGCTGGAATCACGTCGATGTTTCTGGCGAACCAACATCCACGCCGAGCCTGACCCGACGACCACCCACACTGCAGCCCCCAGCCACAGGCTTTCGGCAATACATCCAGCCAGGCCCAGGATGCTCACCGCAAGGAGTGCCCACCCGAATATCGCTGCGAACTTGTCGATTGGTCTCATTTCAGATCCGTCCTCGACCCGCGCCCGGGCCGGTTGGCATTCCATGTGTCGATCGTTTCGGGTGACCACCCAAAGTTTCGGCCGACCTTCACATCCGGTTCAGGGAGGTAGCCGTTTTTGTCGTAACCCTTGATCGTGCCGAGCGTTACGCCGAGCCGTTCGGCTATCTCCCCTCGACTCAGATAGACCTTCATCAGTGGGTGCCGGTGTCGGTGCGCCTGAGTTCGTGGCGCACGATGACGATGCCGGTGATCGCCCATCCGAGGCCCCACACCACAGCGCGCGTGGGCGTGAAGTTCTGGGCGAGCAATGCGGCGGATGTGCCGGTAAGGACAGCGAAGACCGCTATCGGCGCGGTTGCCAGCTTTCTCATTGTGTCGATCCTTTCGGTCGATGTTGCGTGTTCCTCGTGAGAGCGGGAGACTGACCTAAGTGACCGGCCCGGTACCCGCGGGCCGGTCACTTTCGGCTAATTCCTGCGGTGGCGACCCTTGCGTTTGTGACGCTCAGCTTTCCACTGCCGGAGGCGATGCTTTATCCCTACTCGGTAGGTGAACCACCACCCGAAGGCGATGCCTACCCAGAAGTAGATATCCGATTTATCGGGCATCTCAGCTCCCACTCTGTTGAGTTGTTGTATGGCCACTTGGCCTTACAGCTCTTACTATACTCCCTTAAGGTAGGTTCGTCAACATTCTGGATGGGATGAGAATGACCCGCCCACCCTGCTCGTCGTCCAAGCAAGACTGGAAGCTCAGACGATGCCGCGGCTTCTCGCTTCAATCGCGTAGCGCTCAGCCATCTGCACCCAGCGCTCCAACGCGTCATGGCCAACCTGTTTGTATGCATCGGTAGCCGACATGCGCATTCGATGAATGCGCTCAAGTAGCTCAGAATCGCTCAAACTTTCCGGATTGTCACCAAACTCTGGCCCGTATGCCATCGTCTCTCCTAGATGAGATTCGCCGGCCTGGCGCTCGCGCACGAATGCGAAGCCTTCGAAAATGACCCGCCCACTATGAGGTGAACGGGCCATCCTTCATCCCGAATCGCCAGTCTCCGGCATGAGTTCAAACCCTAGTTCGACGGCGGCGCAGCCAAGGGAGCAGTGTGCTCAGTCCAGGCGCCACCGTCCCAATAGCGCTGAATCGCAGACCCGTTCGGGTCTGGATACCAGCCCGCGGGAACCGCTGGCGGGGGCGGCGGCGGAGCTGAAGATCTAGCCACGTCCTGACGGGCCGACTCTACGAACACCGGCGCAGATTCAGGTTCGCCCTGCGGCGCCTTCCGACCATCAATGGCTGCAGCCTGATTGATTGCTGCGGCGAACTTGCGGGCGCTTCCTTCTTGCTTCGATTTCGCCTCGATCATGATCACCTGACCGTCTTCGAGGTCAATCGTTAAGTAGATGTTGTTGGTCTTCTTTTTCGCCATCGCGCCGATGGCGGTGCCGACGCCGAGTGTGACGACCGATCCAACAACCATTCGCGTCGCTGTTGTGCGTCGCTGTGTTCCGCCAACTTCGACGGTGGCATGAGCGCCGGCAACCGGATGTTTGGTCATCTTGAAATGAATCGATGACCCTTTCAGTTTGATGCCCTCAAACTCGGCTCGAACTGCCTGATCCGCCATCGCCTCCATCCATCCGCGCCTGGGTTCGACTGTCGCTACCGATTGTGAGGGTGAGGCGCTGGGTGCGCTTCGCTGCGTTCCGAAATCAGTTACGGGCTCCGCGGACTGAACTGCAGCATCGACCGCGGCCACGAAACTACCGATCGGCTCGTTGCCCATCACGTAATTCAGGTCGGCGATACCCTCTTTGTCGTGGCCAACTCTGCCGCGCAGCAATAGTCGCATTTCGGCAGCCTTCATTCCCTTTGATTCACGCCACGAAATGCTTTCAACCGCGCCGACTGGTACGACCCAAGGTGAGGCCGATCGCTTGCGTTTGGGCTGCAGCCAGCTCCGATGTTCAAAAGTGATCGTTCCGGCCGCGGCGTCCAGAGTTGCCGAAGTTCCAGTGCCTTTGTAAGTGATGGCAGTCATGCCATGCATCAAACCAGACAGACCGGTCAGACTGCACATTACTTCTAATTAGTTTCACATTGTGTTTGCGTGACTTACTTACCATTGGAGACCCCATCGGCAAATTCACCTGAACAGTCACCATCGATTCGGTCTTCATCTACCAAAATCTGAGATTGCGCGCGCTCCTGCATAGTTGTTCGTCCCGATCCACCCTTGAATGCAAATTGACGGTCCGGATCGGCAGGGATAGCCCACTCCCAACCCCGAATCTCACCGCTACTCAACCCGACATTAAGTCTTAGAGTCTCGGCGATTTCCGGGACAGTGAAATGCGCGGTGACGTTCCGAGCGCCAGTTTCGGCGAGGTTCAGCAGTAGTTCGTTGCCCGCGCACGGATTCTCAATCGTGTGTCTCTCACGTCCTCGGTCTGCGGTAACTGACCAATTATCAGGCGAGAGTGGCTGCCTATCGGGTGCAGATAGACCTTCGGTCCGTACATGCATGGTGGCCACGATGAAAGCACCCTCGATCGATACACCCCGCCGATCGACGCATCGACCTACGTGTTCGATTGAATCGACCGAAAGCGTCAGCCTTCCGCTTCCAATGCCGGGAAATCGCACCGGCGTTTCCTCACCAAGTTCTTTGGCGAAGTGATACCTGCTATGTCCCGATGCGGGGGTGATGGACGCGGCCTCCGGCCAGTCCGTGTCGGGATCGTCAGTACCGACACCGCATGAGGTGAGCGACAGTGCGACTGCGGCAAGCGCAACACCCAATCCACCGATCTGCCGCCAACGACTCGGGCGCTTTACCAACTCATGGGGTGCAGTCACTCTGGTATCAAACCAGACAGACCGGTCGCACAGACAACGACGTTGCCTCTCCCCGCTCCCCCGGAAATGTCGCCGCCCACCTGCTGTCCGCTTGCTGTCTGACTGCTGTCCGTCGTGCGAGATTTCCTGCGGTTATCCGAGAGTCTCCCAGAACGTCCTGAGACACAAAAAAGCCTGGTGAGAAGTACTCTCACCAGGCTTTTTCTTGGTCGGGCTGACAGGATTTGAACCTGCGACCACTTGACCCCCAGTCAAGTGCGCTACCAAGCTGCGCCACAGCCCGTCCCACGCCCTTGTTTCGGGCGCTTGGAAAGATTACATCAGGGACGGGCCGAAGTACCAATCGGCTGGTCAGAGCCTTTTCGGTACCGATTAGGACGCAGAATCAGCGGCCCTTACGGTCGCGCTTCTCGCGCACTCGGACGGATACGCGGATCGGGCTGCCGTCGAAGTTGAACTCTTCACGCAGACGCCGCTCGATGAAGCGGCGGTAGCCGGCCTCGAGGAAGCCCGTGGTGAAGAGAACGAATGTCGGCGGGCGTGTGCTTGCCTGCGTTGCGAACATGATGCGAGGCAGGCGGCCACCACGCATCGGCGGCGGTGTGGCCGCCACAACTTCCTTGAGCCAGGTGTTCAGGCGACCCGTGGGGATGCGCTTGTCCCAGGATTCGAGTGCCGTGTCGAGCGCAGGGACGAGCTTCGCCACGGCGCGACCGGTGTGGGCGGAGATATTGACTCGCTGAGCCCACGGAACGCGGACCAGATCGCGGTCCACTTCCTTGTCCAGCATGAGTCGACGGTCCTCGTCCACGAGGTCCCACTTGTTGAATGCGATCACCAATGCACGACCCGTGTCGGCCACCATGCTCAGAACACGGAGGTCCTGCTCGGTGATCGGCTCGTGTGCGTCGATGAGCAGGATCGCGACCTCAGCGGCCTCGATCGCACTCTTCGTACGCAGCGACGCATAGAACTCCGCGCCGCTGGCATGGCTGACACGCTTGCGCAGACCAGCCGTGTCGACGAAACGCCAAGGGCGCCCGCCGAGTTCGACGATGGAGTCGACGGGGTCGACGGTGGTGCCGGCAACATTGTGCACGACGGACCGCTCGTCACCGGACAGCTTGTTGAGCAAGCTGGACTTTCCGACGTTCGGCTTTCCGACGAGAGCAACACGACGCGGGCCGCCGCCGGGGATACCTTCACGCGGGGTTTCCGGTAGCTTCTCGAGAACCTCGTCGAGCAGGTCGCCGGTACCGCGTCCGTGCGTCGCACTCACTGAGTACGGCTGACCGAGGCCCAAGGACCACAGCGCTGCAACCTCGGACTCGGTGCGTCCGTCGTCCACCTTGTTGGCAACGAGGATGACCGGAGTCTTCGAGCGGCGAAGCACTCGAGCGACAGCTTCGTCCGTCGTCGTAGCGCCGACAACGGCGTCGACGACCAGGAGAATGGCGTCAGCCGTTCCCATGGCCAATTCGGCCTGGCGGGCAACGGCCTGCTGAAGACCCTTTGCGTCGGGTTCCCATCCGCCGGTGTCCTGGACGAGGAAGCGCCGTCCGGCCCAGTTCGCCTCGTACGAGACGCGGTCACGGGTAACGCCGGGGATATCCTCGACTACCGCTTCACGACGGCCGATGATGCGGTTGACGAGCGTCGACTTGCCGACGTTCGGTCGACCGACAACAGCCAAGGTCGGGACGGCAATGTGCGCTTCGCCTTCGCCGTCCGCTTCGAGATCGGCGTAATCCCACTCCGATTCCTCGGACCAAGTTCCGTCACCGGCATATTCGGTTACCAGATCGTCGCTCAC